TATAGAAGAATGGAAGATAAAGTTGGGATGCGAAAAGCATATGATACAGAAGCAATTAGAGATACCAGACAAGTTGCAGCAAAAGCAAACACATATGGTGCAAACAAAGGATCTGCTTTAACGGGAATTGGTGGTCCAACATCAGTTAGTCAAAATAAAGACGGAACTGGATTTATGTCAACTGGAGTAGGTTCACGAAGAAAAACTGTACAACTTGCTAAGACTCAACTAGTTCGTGATCCCAAAACCGGACAACAACGTGTAGGAGATCTTGCATATAAGGGTGGTAAATCAGTTTATCTCGCTAGACCTTCGGTTGCATCTAGGGATACAACTTTAACTGCTAATGTTGGTAGAGCACTTAATCTTGGTAGATTTTCTAAAGAAGCAGAACAACAAGCAGCAAAAACTGAATACAGAACAGCATTGAAAAATACTCAAGCATACACTAAAGGACTAGGAATCACTACTAAATCAGCAACTTCACAAAAACTTCCTGGTTATGAGAAGTAGTTTTGGAATGGGTTGAATAACTCTTCAAATAAATAATAACATTAAAAGAACAATAAGATGACAAATCCTTGGACAGAACCATATAAAGAGTTTAGAGAAGAAACAGTTCTTTCGAAAAAGGATGGTGTGGAGGGTAAACTTGATAAGGTGACTGGTAAATTTACACCTACTCCATTTAGTACTGGAGATAAAGAGCGTTATGCTAAAAATACACCGCCTGCTTCTACCAGTACTCCAACTCTTCAACCAAAACCACAGAGACCAATTCCTACAAATGCATCTCCTGTAACAACATCAACAGCAGATAAGATTAAAGGTGGTTTGAGTAATTATCAATCACAAGTAAAGTCTGGTGATGTTAAAGGTGCAGAGGAAACAGGTAGATCAACTTTTGCACTTGCTAATCCAAAACTTGCAGCTGCTCAAGCAGAAAAAGATCGTATTAGAGGAACATCACAAACTGATAATCCTTATTACGATGAGAAGAATCCAATAATGCAGGATATGAGATCTAGAATGCCTATGACTCCTTCAGTTCAAAGTCCAACTCTTGCACAAGATTTAGGAAAGGATTCTGGAAATCAAAGTTTATTGAAAAATCCTAATGCTTCAATTGGTGCAAAACCAAAACCGGAAATAACTCAAGCAACTAAAAATAAAGTTGCTTTTGGTAACCCCTCATTATTAAGTCAAACTCTTAAAAAAGAAGAAAATGTAATCACAGCATACCTAGTGCGTGAAGGATACGTAAAACCAAAAAAATGGTTTGATGATGATGGTGACGGTATTGGGTATGAAAAAGGTGAAGTTTCTAGTAAATTTAAAAAAAAGAAAAAGTAAATTTTTATAATTGACAAATTCTAATCCCTGGTTTATAATATAATTGGGGATTTTATTTTACCTATTATTAAAGTATGAATACGAAAGTTAAACTGATTACTGTAACACCAGACGCAGAGAAGACAATGGCATATATTGCCAGAGTTTCTAATCCCAGTAATCAAAACAATGAAAACTATGCTGGGTTATTACGTTACTGTATTCAACATAATCATTGGTCTGTGTTTGAGCAAGCCCATATGAGTTTGGAGATTGAAACTACTCGTGGTATAGCAGCCCAGATACTAAGACATAGAAGTTTCACCTTCCAAGAATTCTCTCAACGTTATGCTGACACAAATCTTTTGGCATCAGAAATTCCTGTTCCAGAACTTCGTCGTCAAGACATAAAGAATCGTCAGAATTCTACCAATGATCTTGATGAAGAAAAAGTATTCGCAATGAATAAAATAATCAGAGATCTCTTCAAGGACGCACAAGACACTTACAATTATCTTTTGGCAGAAGGAGTAGCAAAAGAGTGTGCAAGGTTTGTACTGCCCTTAGCGACCCCTACACGCCTCTACATGACGGGTTCAGTGCGTTCTTGGATAACATATATCGCTCTTCGAGAAAAATCAGGAACTCAGAAAGAACATATGGATATTGTTAAAGATTGCAAAGCAGTATTTGAAGAACAATTTCCCACTTGTTATGAAGCACTTGGTGGTTCTGATGAATGGAATATATAATGTGTAGAAAAGGAGATTAACATTGCCAACTTATCCTGTTATTAATAGAGAAACTGGTGAGATTAAAGAATTTGATATGTCAATATCAGATTATCAAGAATGGAAAAACAACAATCCTGATTGGGACAAAGATTGGTCACAAGGATGTGCTAGTATTGGAGAAGTTGGAGACTGGCAAAACAAATTAAAAAAATCCCATCCTGGATGGAACGATGTTCTACATCGTGCTAAAAAAATGCCAGGTTCAAACATTAAAACTTTATAACTTTTTATGACAACAAGAAGAAAAAAAGATTCAGGTCCAGTTGGAATTGGTATGAGTGCTAAACAAATGAGAAGAAAAAAACCAATTAACTCAGACTTTCTCCTTGACATTAAACCATTAACAGACAATCAAAAATTATTATTTGACGCATACTCAGATGGTAAAATGCTTTTTGCTTATGGTGCAGCAGGAACTGGTAAAACTTTTATTACTCTTTACAATGCACTAAAAGAAGTTCTAAATGAAATAAGTCTTTACGAAAAAATTTATATTGTTAGATCTCTTGTTGCCACAAGAGAGATTGGATTTCTTCCAGGTGATCATGATGATAAGGCAACACTTTATCAGATACCATATAAAAATATGGTAAAGTATATGTTTGAGATGCCAGATGATCCTTCTTTTGAAATGCTGTATGCTAATCTTAAATCACAAGAAACTATAAGCTTTTGGTCAACTTCTTTCTTACGTGGCACTACTTTTAATAGATCAATTATTCTTGTAGACGAGTGTCAGAATTTAAATTTTCATGAATTAGATTCTATTATTACTAGAGTTGGTGAGGATTGTAAAATTATGTTCTGTGGTGATATTACGCAAAGCGATTTGATTAAGAATCATGAGAAAAATGGAATTCATGATTTCATGAAAATTATTCAAGCAATGCCTGAGTTTGAATCTGTTGAGTTTGGTGTAAACGATATTGTTCGTTCTGGTTTAGTTAAATCTTATCTTGTAAACAAATTAAATCTTGGGTACTAATGTTTAATCATGTAAATCATCTTGGTGATATTGAATTAAAGTCTAGAGAAATAGATGGGACTCGGTTTTATACAACACCATCTGGGGAATCCTTTCCCTCAATTACCTCAGTCACTTCTCATAAAAATAAAGATTTTTTTATTGGGTGGCGTGAAAGAGTTGGAGAAGAAGAAGCAAATAAAATTTGTAAACTTGCAACTACTCGTGGAACAAAATTTCATGAAGTGTGTCAAGATTACTTAGAAAACAATTTGAAAGAGAATTATGATGAACAGTCCATGCTTATGTTTGATGCTACAAAACCATATCTAGATAAGATTGGTTTAGTTCATGCAATTGAAAGATCAATGTTTAGTGAAGTTCTTGGCATCGCTGGACGAGTAGATTGTATCGCTGAGTATGAGGGTGAACTTGCTGTTATAGACTTCAAAACATCAACTAAAATTAAAAGAGAAGAATGGATTGAGCAATATTTTGTTCAAGAAGTTGCTTATGCATGTATGTACTTTGAATTGACTGGAATTCCTGTCAAGAAACTCATTACAATTATGGTAACTCCTGCTGGAGTTGTTAAGATATTTGACAAAAGAGACAAAATGTATTATATTAAACTATTAACAGGTTATATCAAGGAATTTGTCTCTGACAAATTAAAGACATATGGAAAATGAAATTGAAAATGCTTTAAAGGATAAATTTATGAGTCAAACAAAGTTCTCTTTAGATATTGAAAATCTTGTAGAATCTACGAGTTTAAGTTACATTGAATCTATAGTACATTATTGTAAAGAAAATAGTATTGAAATAGATAATGTTTCAAAGTTGATTTCAAAACCATTAAAAGAAAGAATTAAATGTGAAGCAATTACATTAAATTATTTGAAAAAAACTACGAAAGCTAAACTGCCAATATGACACCGTTTGAGGTGTACTGTTGCTACCTATCCCTCAAGAATCATTTTACAAAAAAATCATACGATTATTTTAAATATTGTGGAAAAATAAAAACTACAATAAAATCTTTTAACAAAAGAAAAGACAAATATTTTTTTGAGAAAACTTCTAGACAAAAAACTAATATTGAAATATTAGAATATTTTGTTTCTAGTTTTGTTGAATGTTCCGATCCTGAAAGATTATGGATAGGGGAAATTATACATTCTGGAGATACAAATTACAGCAGTTGGAAAAAAAGAAATCAAAGTTTAACTTACATTTTTAAAAATGAAACCGAGGAATTATTTTCTGAAAATTCTTTAGATAAAATTTTTGAATGTAAAAATGGGTCTCATCCCATAATTTTAAAAAAGTTCCTGAGCGGGAAAATTAGTATAGAAACCCTAGTCATCTATGATAAAATATTCCTGTTCGGGAAAAAGTTTAATGAGGTATTATTAGATCCAGTTTGGGAAACGGTAGGACTTAAACTTGAAAAATATTCACCTTTTTTAAATATTGCAATAGGTGAGTATAAAAAAATTATTCTTGATCAGGTCTTGACACCTGAGCAGTAACCTGTTAAAATAAACAAGTAAACACATCGTACACATCGTATACGGAGAACACACATGTCTTTTGCTGAACTTAAGAAGCAATCTCGTCTAGGCAATCTTACTGCCAAACTGGTCAAAGAAGTTGAAAAAATGAACAAGACCAGTTCAATGAGTGATGATCGCTTCTGGAAAATTGAACGCGATAAATCTGGTAATGGTTATGCAGTAATTCGTTTTCTACCTTCTCCTGAGGGTGAAGATGATCCTTATGTGCAAGTTTGGAGTCATGCATTTCAAGGCCCTGGAGGATGGTATATTGAAAATTCTTTGTCTACACTTGGACAAAAAGATCCTCTTGGAGAACTTAATACTGAATTGTGGGCAACAGGAAATAAATCTGATCAAGAAGTTGTTCGTAGTCGTAAACGTAAATTGACATACTTTTCAAACATTTATATTGTAAAAGATCCTACTCATCCCGAGAATGAAGGCAAAGTATTTTTATTTAAATATGGTAAGAAAATCTTTGAGAAGATTTCAAGTGCTCTAAAACCTGAATTTGAGGATGAATCTCCTACTGACGCATTTGATCTCTGGAGTGGTGCTAATTTTAAATTGAAAGTTCGCATGGCAGATGGTTATCCAAACTATGATAAGTCTGAGTTTGAAAGTTCTTCTGTTTTGAATGGGATGGAAGATGAAGATCTTGAAAAACTTTGGAAGAAGTGTAACTCTCTCAAAGAATTCATAAGTCCAGATAATTTCAAAACCTATGATCAATTAAAAGTTAGACTTAATACTGTCCTTGGAAATAAGAAGCAACCAGTTGTTAAAACTGATGAATCTTTCGAAAATGAGGAAGTTCTGAGTTCTGCTTCAACTACATCTTATAATGACACTGAAGACGATACTCTTTCATATTTTCAAAAACTTGCTGAGGAATAATTCAAAATAAGTTTTTAAAACTAAAAATGGTGGGAAAAAAATTCCCGCCATTTTTTTGTCTGTAGGTTTTTATGAGAATCTAGGATTATAAGTCTTGATAGTTTTTTGATCTACAAACTCGGAAGATTGTTCATACTTGAATATTCTCTTTAAATCTTTTTCCACAAGTTTTACGAATTCTGGTCTTAAAATAACAATATTTCTTTTTTCTTCATTTAAATAATTTTCATATTCAAAGTTACTTACGGATACTAATGATGAATATGTGGTTGTTGTCCCTAAATCGACATATTTGAGAGTGAAATTTGAATCTACTATTAATTTTCCAGGTAATATTAATTCACCTAAAGAATTTCTAACTTCTCTGGTTTCATAATGATTAATCTGACTTAATTCTTGAGATGTATATTTTTCTGATAAAAAACTACTCAAGTCTGATTGGGACATCGGCCAATCTGTTCTTGCATTTTGAACATTATTGACTATTAGAATTAACCAATCATATTCAGGATCGTCATATATTTTCTCAGATACATTGTCAGGTCTTTCATCACCAATAATTGAATATTTTTCGAAAGCACTAAAAACATTTAAAAAGTCATCACGTAACTTTGCTCTTTTAAATAAATTTTTGATTTTTATATAATCAAAAGAGGATATATCTTTTTTAAATGATGGGTATATTAAGTCT